AGTTTTTAAGGGCATATTGCAGCGCCTCTAATTCTAATTCGCTTAATGTAGCTTGCATTGTATTATTATTGTGGGTTGTGTGGTGGCCTTTGGTAGGGCCTTGGTTATCTTATCGGTAGAGAATACCATCGCTTTCCATAAAATGTTGGATTATTTACGATTATTTCAAATTCTTAGTTTTGGCAATTTTCGACGGGGTTGTGTTTTGGTGCACTTACTACCATACGGCCGGACCGGTGCCCACCTTGGCCCACCTTTGGCCCACCTTTGGCCCGACTACCATCACCACCGGATTATTAATCTAGTGCGCCGGGCCGCATGCCTTTATTTTGTGGGGCTTTGCGCCGGCCTTGGTTATTTTGTGGCGCATGTTGTGGCGCATCACGTTTAATGGGAGTGCGCCACGATGGGAAGGCATGGGGGGGAACTCGGCGCTCACCATCGTTACTTACCTACTTAAATTTTTGTAACGAAAACGTCTTATGGTCCATCAAAGAAAGGAGAGACCCCACAAAGAATCTCTCCAATCAATGAAAAACAAAACAGTAAGACGGATACAGGGAGGAGGATGTACCGAACTTACACCAGAACCAATATGGTCAGGGAGGAGGAATTAAATATGTACCTACTTATGTATACTTTAAGTCTACTTAAAGTCATCTATATGTATTACTATTGTGATTATCATCATCATATCATCCATAAATATTCAACTTATGTCTGACTTATAGTAAGACTTATAGTAGTAAATTACTTACTCTGTTCCTCTATATGTCTCCAAACTTTATATCCCGTCGTTATAAGACTTTATAGGAACACGCAAAGCCTCTATTTATAACCCCTGAGAGAGCCAATTAGACGAGTCTGTTTGTGTCGTTATGCCGAAGGCATTATCATGAAAAGCTTCTAATTCTTTAGCCATAGCTTCGTCTTTTCGTCGTTCCATTCCTTCGTCTACAGTCATTCCTGTCTGTTCAACCCAGTAACCTACAGCCATACTTAACGCATCCAAGCGGTCATCCTGACGTAACGCTCCTTTAACCCTTTGTATTCTCGTGGCTTGGTGCATCAGGCGGTACGCTTGTGCCTTCTCAGGTGGCATGTGAGCTGTAGACTCATAATCACGTTTAATCATGGAGGCATCCACGACCAACTTATGGTTACTCCAGGCTGGCTCTAGTGTATCGAGGATTCTGACCTCTTTAGTCTTACTATGCCAGACCTCAGATATGGTCACTGGGTAGACTTCCCTGTAGTGTGGCTTCAGAAGCTCAGTAAAGGCCCCTCCGCCCATGTTTGATTCAACTATGACTTCATTCACCTTGTACTTCTTGCTCGTCTCTGCGAGCTTCCTAAGCACCTCTGCGTTAAAGCCTCCATCAAACCCACCACAGTCCAATACAAACAACGTACCAGACAGTATTCCTACCACGGCATAGGCTGTTTCATCTCGTCCTCTACCAGAGGGGTCAATGGACATCACAATGCCGTCATATTTCACCCATGAGCCTTCAGTAGCCATTGGTCTGTACATACGGTCCCCCGTCATTCCGACATTAGGGATATCCTTCAGTTCTTTATCGGGGTCATTACACCATATCACCTTCTCAGGTGCCTTCTCGATGTCTAGGTCCATGACAACCAGGTCAGACATCTTCAGAGGGTAACGGTTGACGTCACTGAGGGTGGTATCGAGTTGGAACTGCAGTGCAAACCCGGTGGCACCGTAAGATAACTCACGTTCCAATAGGTCCTCATTGCTGAAACGCTTGGGGTCTGTTGATGCACCCACGAGCTCAGCATCCTTATCCATCTTCTCAATGAAATATGGGGCTAATGCACCAGCATATTTCTCGACCTGCAGTGGGTCAGGGTAACGTGAAGGCCATATACGCTTCTCATAGCCACGGTCTGTTAACTCATTGTAGAGCGATGACTCAACTTGAGGTGTCCCTAGGTAGATAATCTCAGAACCAGGAACAGCAATAGAGTCAAACTCCTTCACCAGCTCCGACACCTTGTCCCTCTTCAGTTGAGTCTCTGAGTTAGATGGGGTCTCAATGTCATCTGCAATAATTACCGTACTACGGCTGCCGGTCATTTGCCCCTGCACACCAACCGACTTCACAGAGGGGCTATGAGCCGCCCTAGCTGGACCTACGTCGAAAGCCACGTTAGAGGACCTCTGGTCATCTTTAGGCTTCAGGTGTTGTAAGACCGGGAGTTCCCATATAAGACGCTTGGTGAACACCGAGAATGCGTCTGAGCGCTCTTTAGATGCAGAGACCACAAGTATCTTCTCATCCGGGTCTTTCAATAGGCGCCAACAAGCGTAGGCACTAGTAGCGTAACTCTTGCCCACACCTCGGAAAGCACAAATGATTCGCCGGCGAGGACCATGTTGTAGGTACTCAGCTATGTCGTATTGAACCGGGGTGGGATTTGGGAGACCGAGATGCTCCCACACTAGCCACAGGAAGTTTCTAAAGTCCTCTAGCTCTTTTGGTACTTTGTGTGCCACTTTTAGTTGGCCTCACGTAAGTCCTCAACGATATTAAATGGCACACTCTTCGATAAATCTCGAAGGGGCTCTGAGGCCTCTGGTGTGCTCGTGATGCCATTGTCCTTTAGGAGACGGATGGCTGCAACAATGTCAGCAGTGGAGGCTTCGTCAGTGGAAATCCTATTCATTAATTCTTCGGCCACCATGGTATGGAGGTGCGATAGGAGATTTTGTATTTTATCAGACATGGTAGATTCTTATTTGAAACAGTGTGAAAAAAGGCTTCGCTTTGGATGCCCGTTAAATTACCCAGCTCGTATTACTCGTCCGAAGACGGCGGAAGAACATGGGAGTTGTGAACTGAAGGGCTCCGAGGGGAAGGAGTATTTTTTAATTCGCATAAACGCCTGTCTTGATGAAGTAGGGGCGGTTGATACTTTGATACATGAATGGGCTCATGCGTTGTGTGAAGGCTTTGGATTCACAGTTGTTGACCATGGTCCAGAGTGGGGAGTATGTTTTGCTCGGTGCTATTGTGTAGTATATGATGAGAGGTAAGAGTTACTCTTTGTCCTTCTTGAACTTCTCATTGTAGAGCATAATAACGTGGTCAAGAGGTAACCTAAGAACACAGAATAGAGCAGACAAGAACCCGGTGATTGGGGCTCTCATACTTGGGAATACAAAGACCAAGAGAATACTAAGCCAGGCCCATTGCCATACAGTATCCGTAGTCTCTTTCATTACAGCACCAACTGCAGTAGTCGGTTGAGCAGATGAGCCAACAGATGTAGACATGTTTGGCAGGTCTGGGACAAGTGAACTACATCCAATGAGCAGAAGCCCAGCTAGGATTAGAACTAGATACCTCATTTTGCTCCCATCGAGGATACAAACAATGAGATGACCGCAGCAGCAAACGAGCAGATACCTACCAGCATGGCCTTGCTTCCCTCTAACGCTCTAATACGTTGGTCGTGAAGGTTTAGACTTTCGTTTAAGACTTTCGAGGTAGCTATTAATGCGTCTACTTTCCCCTCAAGCCTTCCTAAAGCTATTAATATTTCGCGGTCTTCCACTGGGCTATATAAGTACAGGTTCACCGGGAATCTCAGGACACGAGTGTGATTCCACAACCGGCAACATTAGAGGAATAGGGACAGCGCATGACATACATAGAAGTACAAACACTACGAGGATGGCTACAAGAGCCGCTACCTTTTCTTTCTTTTTATTCATGTTAATACTTTTTCTTTTTAGTTGGTTTAGTTGGCGTCTTCTTAGGAGTCTTTTTCATGTTCATTCTCTAACTGTTGCTGCACAATGTCGTGCATGAGTTCGGTTGGGTCGCGCTTCTCAGCTACGTCCGTGATACCTTTCAAGATAGAAGATATCTGAGTGACCACTAGAGTAATCAAGGTGGCTACGATAGCTAGGTTTTCTCCGTTAGTGAACTGCACAGAAAAGAGGAAAGCCAAAACTAATAGGCATAAATAGAATGCGCCGAATTTTGCGAGGTGTTTGCCCCCCACTTCCTTAGCTGACTCGGTTGCTTTGATTTCTCGTATCCTGCCTTGCAACTCCGCCTTGCGCAGTAGTAACTCACCGCGAATCTCTGCCATGCGTAGTTGAATAGCTTCCTTGGTAGAACCAAGTAGCTGTGCTTCCTTAGCGTCCTTATCAACTGAGATTTCAGGCTTCACCTTGAAAGGTTCCCGTTCTCTATGATTTCGATAGCTTCTTCTGGCTCGATGTAATCTTTCTTGGACTTAGCCATAGGTTAATTAAGGTTCAATTTCCTCGACTATCATTGTCCACCCAAGGCTACCACCGTATAGGCGTGAGGCTGGACCATTAATACTACAAGTACCTGAGTCAGAGCCATAACGTACTGTAAAGGTAACAGCGGTGGTAGCTCCTGGAGCGTATTCATATTCAAGGGCTAAAGGCTCCGGTGAATCAGCGGTTCGACATACAGCATAAGTAGAACGGACAGCGCTGGCGCCCCCGTTAAATAAAGCCATAACCATATTGTTGGTAGAAGAATTAGATATTACACCAGTTACTCTCACACGAAGTCTATTGGAAGAACTAGCTAAAGTGGCGGTAGTAATTGAAAGACCTGTGACCTTGCCCTCACCACTCTGAGGGATTGTGTCATCAGCAGGGATAGCAGTTGTTGTAGTATCATGTGCGACATCCTCGTCGTAATAACGAGCAATAACTTTACCCTCACCACTAACAGAGGTAGGGATAACAGCACTAGGTAACTTCGCCGAACCATCCAACACAGGAATATTTCCTGCTGCTGACCCCAACGTAATGTCGGAGATTAATGCGGTAGAGGATTCAGTCATTAGCTACAACCAAATCTTATATAGACATAAGCAGTTTTCGATGCGGCTAACGTGAAGTAACACGACAGAGGCATTGCGAAAGATGGAATGATGAGGGGCTGAGTGGCATCACCTGACACACATGGGTAGTATTGACCAGAAGCTACATTTGAGCCGGTCACTTCCATGAAAGCTTGGTCAGCTCCAGGAACAGAATACTTACCTATATCTGCAGCAACAGACAAGCCATCGTCTACTGAAGGGAGGTATGCTTTAATTGTTCCGGTGCATGAGCCGAAGACTGAGGTAGCACCGCGTAAATCAATAAGTGTGCTTCGTAAGTTTTCAGCATCTGAAACCAACTTGTAGATGATTTCGTTTGAAGTTCGTTTTACTATTTCTTGAGAAAAAGCCATGAGATTAAATTATTATATTTGTAGTTAGAGAGAGGGTTTGGTGTGTTTGTGGTTTAGTGGAAAATTACACGGTACTCAAAGAATCCAGTCGCTGGATTACTGACTGGCGCTGCATGCGCAACATCAATGTAGGTTGTGGTAGGGTCCTGTAGGGTCCCCGCAGCATTGCCATAGACCCCGGTGTCTGTGTCGTACTGCCTTGCTTCCAATACCCACATAGTATGGGTGGCGGCGGTGGTAAAGGTGATACGAGCCGTATTGTTGTCAAGCTTCACACAGGAGGCCACATTTATCCAGTTACTAGAATCTATGTGTGTAATAGCACCCTGCCACTTAGATGCCTTGAAGCGACACTCGAGAAAATTCGTACCCTTTAATCCTGCGAGAGTCGAAGTACCGTTAACAGTTAGATTACCATTGACCTGTAAACCACTCCCAACCGTAGCGTTATCCGAGGTGGTCAATGTTCCTAACGAGGTTGCACCGGATGCCGTGAGCGAGCCAGTTGCTACACCATTTGTTAGAACATCGGCACACCGTACTTGACCAGCGTGTTGAGGGTCCCAATCAGCAGTCGAAAACGCAGCTGCTTTTATGTTACCATGCGCGAATACGAACGTTTCTGCTGTTATCCCTGCGGTTGAGACTAATCCGGCGGCTGTCGTTGTACCAGCAGAGGTAATCGCTCCAGTAGTTGTGACAGTAGTTCCGGACAAACCTGTAGCAGATATGTTTCCTGTAGCCGCAACATCCGTACACACAATGTCACCATCGTTATCTATAGATGCTTTAGTTACGCCGTCAGAGTTTTTAACTTCTAAAAGTTTTGCAGTTTGACCTACAGCACCCTTCAGAGTGACCGGCGTTTCGGTGGCCCCATTCGCACTTAAGGTTAACGGTGAGTCAAAGACGTTACGTGTTGTACCAAAGTTTTGAACGTAAATC